CGACTTCGGTGAGGCTGGCGATCGAGGCGTCCTTGACGGAGGCTTCGACCTTCAGGCTTTCGAGTTCCGCGGCGGCGCCGACGGTGAGCTTCTCGACGGTGGCACGGAGGTCATCGCGTTCGGCGGTAAGGCCCGAGAGGGCAGCCGAGGCTTCGAGCAGTTGTTCTTCGATGGTCATCTTGAGTTTGCGGGAGTTGGAAACAGCGGAGGCTTTGTCCAGTTGCTCGACCTTGGCTTCGGCCCATTCAGCTGCGCGCATGATGTCGCCAGAAGTAGGGCCACCCCAGAGTGCCCAGGCTACGGCGCCTGCACCGGGGAAGTCTTCGTTGGCAGGGTCGTTCTTGGGGGCGTCCATGTCAGGGCGATGCCGACGGAACCACGGCCCCATGCGACGCACCTTGTCTTCGGACACGCTACCGCCGGCCATGTCGCGGGCTTCGCGTAAGGTCTGATCGGTGACGCCGTCGCCTGACTTGCCTTCGGCGTGCCATTCAAGGCCACGCTCGGCGGCGTTGGAGACGTAGTCAGGGACGTCGATAGCCATCAGAAGGACCGCAGGGCTTCGGAGAAAGAGTCGGCCAGCCCGGTCACTAAGCCCTGGGCGGCGGCCTGCTTGCCGGAGAAGACTTGGCCTTCCATAGCTTCGGCCTTGACCATCTTGCGCTTAATCAGGACAGCGGCTTTGAACTCGGAGTGGATTTCGTCCACGCTCTCTTGGAGGTTCATCATCTGGCCTTCGTCGAGGGTCGTGCCTTCGATGCCAGCGCCCTTGTACTTGCCGGACTTGATGACGACCATTTTAATCCCAGCCATCTTGGCGGCTTCAGAATAGTCAGGGACAGCGAGGTAGACGCCGATGCTGCCGACCGTGGCAGACTTTGAAGACATCACCCGATCAGCGGCGGAGGCGACCCAGTAGGCAGCCGATGCCATCTCGGTGTCAGTGTAGGCCATCGTCGGCTTCTCAAGGTTGCGAACCTTGTTGGCGAGTTCCTCGATGCCGGTGACCGTGCCACCAGGGGAGGAGACTTGCAGGGCGATACGCGTCACGTCGGGGTTCATGGCGAACGCATCGACGGCGGCAGAAAGTTCATCGACGTCAGAGGCGCCCATCATCTTCTCGATAGGGGTCAGACCTTTACCGATCACACCGTAGACCGGGATGACGCCGACACCGTCAGCGGTGACGTAGGGCTTGGGGGCGATGCCGAAGAGCTGCGCCAGCATATCGGTGAAGCCGAACTTCTCGGCCAGGACAGCGTGGTCCTTGGCCTTAGCCGGGTCGATAAGGAGAGGCTCGCGGCCCGAGAGGCCATTGGTGAGGAAACGCATAAAGTTAGGAGTTGGGTTGGCCTTCGGCGACAGGCTCGTCTTCGGAGTCGACGGCCTCGACCGTTCCGATCGGGGTGTTGGTCGGTCGGAAGAGCAGCTCGAAGGGGATGCCGTATTGCTTGGCAAGGTCTTGGATGTGCACCATATCAGCGGCGCGCTTGTTCATCTCAGTGCGGAAGTCTAGGCCGCGCTGGGCGTAGAGTTCAGACATGGACAGAAGGCCCATCTCAACATCCGCACGGTCGTTGGCGGCTTCACGGCCAGCGTCAACGGTGACAGACTTCGGGGTCGTCCACGAGACTTCAGTCCACTTCGGGTCGTCTGGGATGTCGCCGGCGGCGATGCCCTGTCCGATAATGTAGCCCCAAGTCGGGACGCAGAATTGCTCGATGACGATGGTCTGATACTTAGAGAAGACGCGGCCAGCCTTGGCTGTGACAAGACGAACGGTGGCGCCGCCGAGCTTGGAGGAGTCGCCGACAAACTCGTAAGGCAGTACGCCCTGAGCAATGTCGCGTTCCAGCGCCGCGAGGAAGCCGGTGAAGGTGCTGTTGGGGCGGTTGCTCTGGAATGAGTTGAGGGACTCGCCCTGGTCGAGCACCAAGAGTTTGCCGCCCATCGTGTTTGCGATGGAAGTGTAAGAGGGGGTGTTCAGTGCGCCAAGTTCGTTGGCCGTGTCCTGATCGAGGACGCCGCCCTGCTTCTGAATGGTGCGGACGACGTCACCGTTGTCCTTCACGGCCTGCTTCTCGAGGGCAAGGATTTCCATCTCGTCTTGAATGGAGTTGATGCTGGATTGCAGGAGAGGGATACCGCGGCATCCGCTTGCGTACTCATGGTCGACCACGTGCATCATGGACTGGGCAAGGATTTGACGGTTCGAGCCGTCAGACTTGTAGACGTTCACCGCAGTGTATTCACCGTAGGCGCCGTAGACGATGCCATCGTGGATGCCAGGGATGACGATGTTCTCGTCAAGCGGGTCACCGACGCGGTGGGCCTCCATCAGTTGTAGCTTTGCATCGCCGGTAGCGTTACGCACCTTGGCGGCAAACGAGTCACCGTCACGGATCATGCCGCGCAGGAGGATGGCTTGGCAGTTGTAGAACGAAAAGCGGTTGGTGATGTCAATGCGCTTGCCCTTCTCAGCGAAGTAAGCCTCGTAGATTTCCTGCATCTCCGGCGTCGACGCGTGGCTCTGGGCCTTGATGCCGTCGCCCACGGAGTAGAGCACCATGTCATTTAAAATCTGTTTGAAAAGGCCACTGTTCCGCTCTGCCCATCGGCACTTGCGGATCATCGCCATGCGGTTCCACGGCGTCAGGTCTTGGCGTAGGTCGCCCGGTGCTTGGCCGAAGATGGCGCGGCGGGCGTTCGAGAACATCGTGCTCTGCCAGCCGGAGTAGCTGCCACCGAAGCCGGTGCCCTGGTTGTCCATGATGGCGGCCTGTGGCTTGAGCGCAGGCGCAACAGCAGCCGCCTTGAGGACGGGCTTGCGGAGGCTGACAGTGGGGACTTTGGTCTTGCGGGGGGCCATAGATTAGTCGCGTCGCGTAGACCAGGAGGTCGAGATGACCGTCGTGCGGCGTCCGTAGGTGGCAGGGTCAAGGCGGCTCAGGGCGAACATGGCCTCGGAGAGCATCTCCTTCGGGGGCATAGCAAACTGCTTGGACGCGGAGGAGCCAGAGTCGGAGTAGGACATCAGCGTCTTACCCTCCGTAATCATGGCTACAGCCTTGGCTTTAATGTCGAGGAGTTCGCACTCCGTAAGTCCGATGAAGAGTCCAGAGGCCATTTAGATATGCCCAGATTGGAACGAAGAGGGGGGTACGCCGACCAGCCCACGCCACAGGCTTCTTCCTTCCTGCGACACCGTCCGGCGTACCCTTGCAGATAGCGTGCTCATGTTCCGCTCTGAGGCAAGTCGGTTTCAGTAGTTTCCCTACCGGCGATGCCCCAGCGGACGGCGGCGAGGAGGGCGAGGATTTCGCAGTCGAGCGCGTGGTTGTCCTTCTTGCCCTGGGGAAGTATCCAGTGCGCCTTGCCCGTGCGGCGGTCTTTAACGCGGACTTCGGAGTTGAGCTGCGAGACGTACTCGGGGTCGGCGTCTAGGGCATAGGTCCAGACCTTGCGGGCTCGGAGGCCGTGCAGGAGGTCTTTGCCGGCGAGGTTGGAGTGCGAGACGAGGATGGCCCGCTGCGGGATGCCAGGGACAACGATGGCCTGCTTCTCGGAGTAGTAGCGGCGGCTAGTCTTCCCATCCCGATCGGTGACAGCGAAGTCTTCCGAGCCCGACCCCTTGGCCGTCTTCCAGTTACGCTTGGCGCACTCGCGGTAGACCTCGGAGGTGTTGTCACCGGAGTCACAAAAAACTAGCGCCGGGTGGACAGCCCATTGCTTGGCAAACGCCTCGACGTTGTCCCAAGTCTCGATGCGGGCAAAGGCCAGCAGCCGACTATGCCCGGTCTTAGCCCAGCGCCGAACGACCACCCAGAAGTGACCGCGCTGAACGTCGACGCCCATAGTGCGGAAGGCTATGCTTCCCTGTGGTGCGTCCGTCTGCTCTATGACGCGGCCCTTCGGCGAGATCATGGCCTCGGCGTCCCAAGCGTCGCCCATCTTGTAGTTTGCAGACTCGGCAGTGGTGGTCATCTCTCCGCCCTCCTCGGACCATGCCATCGCCAGCCTCTTCTGCTTGAATTGCATCCGAGCGTTTTCGTCGCCGTACTGGTCGACCGACTCCTTGGCCTTGAGCATCAAGACGCCCAGTTCGCCCCAGCTCATCGTCGCAAGGGCGTTCCAGTGCAGGCCGATGTGACCTGCGTTGATGGAGGAAGCCGTAGCGATAAACGTGCCGCGGGAGTTGGCCTCGATGCGCGTGGCGTTGGTGTCAGGGAGCAAGGTGCGGCAGGACGCGCACTCGTAGGTCGTGCCGGCGTTGACCTTGTGCAAGTCCCACGACCCGCTGACCTTGGCGTCCTCGGGGAACCTGATCTGCTCCCACACCCAGGGCTGAAGGTGGTCGCACTTTGGACAGCGCATATTCCAGTCACGCTGATCGGTCGTCTCGTGCAGCTGATGAAACTCTTGGCCCGCCTTGCCACCCTGCGACATGAAGATGCGTTTACCCATCCAGCCGAAGGCCGTGACGCGCGCGCTGAGTTCGGCTAGGTGGCCGGCTGGTGCCTGCCAACATTCATCACAAATCGTGTAACGAAGGGATAGGCGCTGAAGGTTGGCTTCGTTCCAGATGCCGCGACAGTAAAGCGTCATGCGGTCGAAGTCCGTCGTCGTCGAGCGGTCCATGTCGTCGAGCGAGATGCGTGCCCTGACCGGCGGGCAGTTGGCCCACACCGGGCGGAGGTAACGCAGGGCAAAGTCCTTGGCCTCGGGGTCGGTAGCCTGGAGCACCATCGTCGGCCCAGGAGCGTTGGCGATGATGTGGCAAGTGAACAGACGAGCGAAGAGAGATTTGCCAGACTGGATGCTGGCGAGGATGGTCAGGAGTTTGGTCTCAGGGTCAGCGGCGATGCGTAACGCCTCGGCAATCCACGGCGTCCGCTCTGATCGGAACGGCCCGGGCATCGGTGAGTCAGGGATGGCGTGAACATTGTCCTCCAGCCAGTCGACGATGTCGCCCGAGTCCGAAGGCTTGAGCACGTCCCGACCAATGCGGAGCAGGTCACTCTTGTTCATCGACGGCGGAGAGTTCGGCCTTCACGCGGCGCACCCATGCCTCAAGCACCTTGACGGCCTTCGCAGGGTTCTCGGGGTTGCACCCTTCGGCCACGTCGAGGGCGAGTTTGTCGAGACGGTTGACCACGCCCGATGCAAGTTCCCGCATGGCTTCGCCGGCTTCCTTCGACGAGATGTAGTCCTTAGCCAGGATGAGTCGTCGTTCCTGTTCGGCTTCGAGCTGCACAAGGGAACGCAGGCTGGAGTTGTATGCTGACTGGTACTTCCCCTGGTTAGGGTCCCCCTGCTCCATGGCCGCTTGCCAGACGCCGCGAGCCCGACCGACTAGGGCACGGTGCTCGCTGATCGTGTCAGCCAAGGAGCCGTCATCGAGTTGGGCCGGTGCGGCCTGCGGTGCCCGGGCTCGGCGGTTCGCGTCACGCTCT